CCTGCTGGGTGTTCTTGGCCTTGATATCCGCGATTTCCTGCTTGTTGGTGGTGTTGTCACTTTCCAGAGTAGAAATGCGGGTTTCATGGTCGGTCAGCTCGGTGGCGTGGGTCGCCAGCTCTGCGGCGTTCTTGGCAATCAACTTGCCATTCGCCAGCTCTGCGGCCTTTGCCCGGTCGATTTCAGCGGTCAGCGCGGCATTGGTGTTGTCGGTCTTGGTGTCCAGCTGGGTAAAGTGGGCCTTGGCCTGTTCGCAACACTCTTCCAGTTTGTCCAGCCGCCCATCCTGCTGAACGTCCTTCTCCTGAATGTGCGCGATTGCATCCCGGTTGGATTCAATCTTAGCCTCGTCCTCGGTAAGGTCAGACCGGAGACCATCGGTGACACTGGTAAGGCGTTCGATAGCCTGATGATTTGCCGTGATTTCCTCATGCTGGGCGGTAAGACGGCCCTCATGGTCGGCCAGCTGTTCGGCATGGTCGGCCAGCTCGTGGGCGTTCTTGGCGATAGCGGCGGCATTGTCCTGAATGTTCTTGGTATTCTTGGCAATGTCGGCGGTGTTCTGGGCGATGCTGGCATCGTGGCTCTTGAGCTTGGTATCAATGCCGTTCAGCCGGGAATCATGCTCGGTGTCCTTTGCCTGAAGGGCGGCAATGTCGCCGTCATTGCTGGTGATTTGCCTCTGTAAATCCTCGTCCTTGGCGTGCAGGTCTGCAATCTCGGTGGTGTGCTGGGCGGTCGTGGCCTGCAACCCGTCAATCTCGGTCTCGGCAGTCGCCACGCGCTCGGCCAGAGCGTCAACACGGGCCTTATCCTCGGCCACAGTGTTTTTCATCTCCGCGTTGTCCTTGGTGAACTGGTCGATTTTCTCCCGGAATTCCGCGTTGTCAGACGCGAAACCGGAGACCTGAGACGACAGGTCTTTTACCTCGTTCTTATACTGCTCCACCTGCGCATTATATGCGCCGGTCTTGGCCCAGTATCTCGTATTGGTGATATCCACGCCGGGGCCCACGTTGCACTTGCTGGTGTAGCTTTCGCCGTCGTGGGTCACAATGGTGAGGGATTCGTAGGAGCGGTGATTGTCCCACTCAATGGGGTCTGCGAAAATCGGCACATACCGGGAGCCGATATACTGAGACGGGGGACACGGCCCACAGGGAACAGGGGGGCGGGGCGGCATCGGCGGGTGATGGGGGCCGCAAGGGCCAGGCACACAGGAGCCGGGGTCAGCAGGCGCAAAGGGTGCGGGTTTGATGGGGAAACCACAATCATTCTTGCAACTCATATAGAAACTCCTTTCTTAATAGGTGATGATAAGATGACCATACTCGGGCTCGGTGATATCGGTGCCGGTGTTGAAGGTCAGCCAGCCCCAATTTGCAGGCACATAAGCACAGAAATGCCCGTCCGGGGTCAGACCGAACCACACAAAGCGAACCATTTCACAGACCATAGCAGGCAGATTTTTGTCTGCCCATTCCAGAAATTTGCCGCTCTCGAAGTCGCCGCTGTTCAGGCGTTCGTTGATACACTTCTGAGCGGCCGCAAGGTCAGCCATTGCGGAATTCAGCGCGGTAATGTTGCCGCCCTGCGATTCCTGCCCTTTGGCAATGCCCTGCACCAGAGCGGTCAAGCTCTGAATCTGGGAGACCATCCAACGAAGGTCATACATCCCGGGGTCACCGGGGACGTAGGGCGGGGACGGGCAAAACGGATAGTCCATAAATTCACCCCCTCATTTCTTTCAGCAGTTCGTCGGCCCGGATTGCTTCCGGGGTGAACGAATTGTTTTTCCACCATGCCCAGACAGCTGCGGCAGTCGTCAGACCGGTGGTCACCCAAGGTTCAAGGGTGGCGCTGTCAATGGGCAGGGGGCACAGACCAGCCACGCTAAGAACCTGATTTGCCAGAGCCAGCGCGAGAACGGCGGTTCTTGCAATCGTTGCGGGCTTGATTTTCATATCAATCACCTTTCCTTTCTAAGTCGTCGATACGGTGGTTCACCACTTTCATTTGCTCTTCCAACACGGGAACACGGCGGGCAAAGTGGTTATGTTCGCGCACTTCCCGGGTCAATTCATCTAGTCTGGCATCGGTGACGGCCTGCGCCTTGCTGTTTGCGATAAGAACACCCGAAAGCGTCACAAGCCCGCCGATAAGAGCCACGATGATTTCCGAGATCATAGTAACACCCCCATCAATAAAAGTCAAGGCAGAAAGTGCGGTGAAAACTGTCTGCGATAACACGATACATATTGAAAAGCACCGTCTGCCGCTCTGCTTCAATCATCTCCTGCGTGGTGGTAACGCCGATATTGCCGCCTCGTTTCCACTCGTGAACAGTGGCCACGGTCTCCGATTCCTTGCCAGTAACAGCGGCAAGGCCGTGTTCCTCATGCTTGCCGGTCTTGAAATCCTGCGCGGTTCCACGGTCTCCCGCCTGCCGCTCGGTGTGTCCGTGTCCATCGGTGCGGCCCGTGTCTCCATGGGTGCCGTGGGCCCGGTCGATGCTGTCACGCTGACCGGTGGTCACTCCCTCGGTGTCCTGCTTGGTCTCGGTGTCCGACGTGCTTTCTTGGTGGTCGGTCATGTTCTCGGTGGTAACGTCGTCTTGGGTGCCGGTGGTGTTCTCGGTCTCCGTCCAGTCGGTTTTGCGGGTATCGTCTGCGGTTCCGGTCTCCTTATAGATAGTGGTGGAAGCGTCGAACGGCTGATAGGTCGCCTCGTTCTCGGCAGAGACTTTGCCCTCAACGTCCGTCTGGCTGTCCTTGGTGGTCTTGAGTTTATCGGTCATGGTTTCGCCGTGGGTCGTGAGCCGGGTGCCGGTGGTATCCCGGTCAAGAGTGCCCTTGGTGTCCCGGGTCTCGTCCGCGCTGGTCTGGGTATGGGCAAAACCATGTTCTTTCCCGGCAGTACTGCCCACCGTTTTCTCCTGCCCTGCGGTGTTGTCCGTGGTGAAACCGTCCGCTTTGGTGTCCTCGTGATAAAGGTTGCCGGTGGTCTCCATCTGGTGGCGGTCGTCCGCGTGCTGGCTCTGCTCGTCGGCTCCACCGTGGGAGTGGGTGGCGGTGTTCTCTGCGGTATCCTTGGCCCGTTCGGTGGTGTCCTTGGTCAGCTCGTGCACGTCGGTGTTCCAGATAGGATTGTATTCCAGCTGGGTCGTGGCAAAAAGTTTTTTCCAAATGGGGAGATTTTCCCTGCTCCACCAATACAATTCAGATTTCATCCAAATAGGGTCGGGGTGGTACAGGGGGGCCAGACCGTGGGCCCTGCGGATAGCTTGGATAACTCCAGCTTTCTCCATGCCCTCGGGAACCATCATATTGGCAAAAAGATTGGGGTCTGCCATCAACAGCGCTTCCAGATTGCAAGAAGATACAAGCTCATTCACCAACATTGTTATTCACCTCTTCCCCTTCGTTGGTCTCGTCGGCCTCGCCTGCGTCAAAATCGGGCTCAACCATTTTAAAGGTAATGTTTGTATCGTACATCTCATTGACGATTGCAAGGGATTTTTCCAGCGTGATGCGCCAGACTTCGCGCCGGTTGAAGGTCTCCGCGTCTGCCGCTTTCGATTCCGTCACAACCATTCTTTCCTTTTTGTTGGGCTGAACGGATACGCCCAGTTCCCTGTAAAAGTCGCACAGGATGTTCCGACGATACTCCATCAAATCGGGCAGAATAAAGTTCTTGGAAAGGTCGCGGTCAAACTGCATGATTGGCAGGGTAAAATCTCCATCGGCCTTTGTGGTCAACTGCTGTTTCAAATCGGCGTTGATAACAACAGCGGGGGCACCGTTCGCCAGCTTGTTAAAGATTCCTTCCATGGTTCGCTTGCCCTTGTCGTCCTTGGCGATAGCCGCGTAGGCGAAACGGGCATTGATTGCGCTCTGTCTGATTGCGATTTCTGCTAACTGCATCTCCCGCGCGTACTTGGTCACTAAATCCCACGTTCCTTGATAGTCGGGAGTGAGCTTGATAACGGCGCACTCTTTGCCGATTTCCAGAGGGCGCGGAAAATTGAAAAACGTCGTCGAAATCTGCATTCCGCGCGGCTGGTATTGCAGGCCGTAACCGGTCGGAAATGCGGGTTGTACAACCAAACCGTATATTTTCGACTTGAACACGGTCGCAAAACCGGTGCGGAACAGCTGGTAAAGAAAGGCATCATAATCCCACCCGATTTGACCGGGGCCGTTCTCGGGGAGCCCGTTGAACTCAATGAGACCACGGAGCCGCTGAAAGAAAGAGCGTTCCCAATAGTTCATTGCATCGGTGGAAAACGTTGCATCGAAATTCCCGCACAGCGTGCCGCCGTCGTAGTATCCGCTATAACATTGGTACATTAAAATCACCTCTTATTCAATGAAAACGCCGCTATCCATTGCGGCGTTGATGTAGGAAATTTCGTCCGGCTTGGCATTCAGCGGAGCACAGGAGAAACCACGGGTCTTGCAATACCCCTGCACAGGCTTTGCAACTTTCATCACCGGATAGCCGTACACCTTTTGGAAACCGGCATCATCCACCGGGGGATAATACAGCAAGGTCAACTTTGCTTCCAGCGGTAAAAGCACCTGCGACGCACCGCCCAACGTTCCGGCTGTGCAGTTGATGGGGGAAACTGTTTGCTGTACACCCTGCGCAACTTGGGCCATACCTTGCGCGGCCTGCATCGTGCCGCCAGCAAACCCCGCCACGGTGGACAGCAGACCCCCGCCGAAATTCATTGCACCGGTGACGGTGTTGATTGCACCGGTCAGCGCACGCACCGGGTCAATATTACTGGTTCCAATTCCGTAAGGGCTGGCTATGCTGGTGCTTCCCGCGTATATGGTATAGTCTCCTGCCCGGACTAGTGTTGTTACACTGCCGTCCACGAAACACACAGACCAATCAATATCAATGTTTGCCGCCGTGTTGCATTGGTCAACGGGAACCGCCAGCGTGCCCACGAAAGGAACATATAACTGAATTTGGCAGTTCATCCGCTTCCAATCGTCTGCGGGCCACGGTATCGCTATCGTGGTATGAACACTCCGGGAACTTGACGGGGTGACCTGCTGTGCAAAAACTGTGGTGTTGAACTGCCCCAAAGTGATTTCCGTTTGCCGTCCTGCGCCGTATCGGGAAAGGTTTATGGGAATCCAGATGCAAGAGCGGACGCACTCCAATGCGTTACCGCCAAACAAAAGTTTGTTCATAAACTCGGGCAATGCCAGTTCCCAACGAACCATAGGCTTGGTAAGGGCCTCCCACGTCAAGGAAACTGCGGTCAACAGACTTCCCAACGTGGCCGCGCTCATCGCATAGGCGTGCAGGCCAGACTTGCCAACACAGGACAGCACAAAAGTGCCACCAGAGGCATCAATATTTCCGTCCGTGATATCTGCCGACGCGGTAGAAATCTTGGGAGCCATTCCAACCGCCTGCCGGGTATCCTGCAAACGAAACGTCGCACCACTGGAATCCTGATTGAAACCGTATTCAATAAAAGCGTCCGTTTTAAGAATGGTATCACGATAGGTTGCCAGCGGGTCAAGCTCCAGCGTGAATTGCCAGATGTTCGCGGTGCCCCTGCCTCGGATACCGATTGAAATATCGCGTATCCAATAGAAACTTGCCGTCTCTTCGCACTGGCAGTAATTCCACTGGGGGGAAATGTTGATACTGTTCAACGTGACGTAAATCACGGGCCGCTCCATGCTGGTGGTTTGCTTGAAATCGCAACGCTCCTCGTCGGGGAGCTGGGTATAATCAAATGCTTTGGTTGAATTCACGCGCTTCTCAATGTTTCCAAAGTGGAAGTGATACCCATGTTCTACACTGGGCGCGGGAACTGCGCCGTTAAATTCGCCTCGTGCCATTAAATCATCTCGCTTTCTCGCCGCTAAGGCGGCGGCGTTCGATTTGTGTTTAATGTATCCCTTGGGCGGCGGGCAGTATGCCGCCCACCCTGCGGGACGGGTGCGCTAAAACGTGCCGCTGGCACGTTTCTTAACGCTTCACCTCTTTCTAACAATAAAGGCCCGCCTTTACGGTCGGGCCTTCGCGGCTGGTTACGGCTGTGCGTCGTCGCTCATATAGAAGAGAATCGCGTTCTCGGTGGGGTCACTGAGATAGTTCATCTTCCAATGATGTTCCGTATTGTAATACTCGCCTTTCGTGTTGAAAGGAGTAGTATAAACACTGTCCATCATGTAGACGGTTGCCAGCGCTCTGCGGTCATACAGCAGGCCCACCACCATGGGCAGGTCAACTTCTTCACCGGTCTCCTGCTTGGCGGTGTTCACGTTGAACTGAGCGGGAATGACCTTTACGCGGCTCTTGTCGTTGATGTTCTGCCAGAAATTGACCCCCTCGTAGTTACCAAAGGACAGGTAACCGGGGCCAAAGATAGCGGGGAACACCCACGATTTTGCATCGTTAATGAGGGGCTGATATAGAAGCAGTTTCTGTTCACTCTTGGGAGTGTGCCGGAGCAGGGTAAGCGGGTCGCCGTTGTCGTCGGTGCAGGCGGGAACCAGATGATAGAGGTCGGTGCTTTCCTCAAGCAGAGCCGATTGGGTTTCCAGCCGAGAGACAAAGAAGGAAAGAAACTCCTGAAGATGGGCGGTCAACAGGTCGGCGGTGGTGTATGCGGTGCCGCGTGCCGTGTTGAATTCTTTGGTGAGGTTGACTTTCTGGCCCGGCTTGCCGGTGTTGTACAGGGAACCGATAAAGTTCATCACCACGGCGCGATTCTCGGCGGTTTTCCAGCGGGCCACGTCGTTTGCTACTTCCGTGGTGATACCTGCCAGAAATGCCGACAGTTCGCTTTCGCTGGTGAAAGCGGTCGTCAGCTGAGAACGGAAAGTCGTGTATGTCTGGTCAAGCGTGGCCTGCCCAGTATACCACATTTCCAGCGGGTAGCGCTTGGAAATCTTATACATATCCACGCTCTGCCCGTCGCACAAGGTGTTGGGATTCTGCACAGTGTTGATGAACTTGGTTTCGTCAAACTTGCCAGAGAAGAAAGCGATTTTGCGGATGAACAGACCCCACTCCTGCGACGTGGCCTCAATGCTGGTAAAGCGGCCGCTATATGCGCGGGTGGTAATGATGGTACGCGAAACCATGTTATAGAGGGCCTGCAACGTGCCCTCTTTGCTGGTGTTAAGGCACATCTGCCCGACGTTGATAAAAGAAGAGGTATCAACGGCAGTGATTGCCGTCTGGCCCGTCACCTGCTGAACCAGATTATTGGCAATGGTATAAATGTCCTGCGGACGGAAAACCGTTGCGCCTGCCTTTGCGGGGAAATTCGGGTTAGCCATTACTTAACAACTCCTTCCATAATACTGAAATTAGGGCTTTCGGGTGCAGGGGCAGGCTTGACCGCCCCAAGAATGATATCTTCCACACTGGTGACAGTGGGAAGAGCGCCCACGGTGCCAGCGGTCGGAACATTGAGCGCGTCAACCTTTTTGCTAAGGTCGGCAAGGCTTGCCACCAGCTGGCCAAGGTCGGGAGTGGCAGGGGCCTGCTGGGCAGGTGCAGGAGTGGGAACCGTCGCCGGAGCGGTCGGAACCGTGGGAGCAGTTGCGCCGGGAACCTGCACAGGGCTGGGGGGAGTGGTCTGGGGATTGCCCAGATTCATAAAAGCGGCAATATCGGTTTTGGAAAAACCTGCGTTTGCCAGTGCGATAACGTCGTTAATGCTGAGTGCCATAATCAATAGGCTCCTTTCCATCTTGATTTGTTGGTTCTAACGTCCACATGGGTGAACGTGCGATATACGCCGATACCGCCAGAAGCGCCCAAATAGACCTCTGCTATCTCTGCGATTCTGGACGGTGTCACGCCCTCAACCCAAATATCAGCCGCCATGCCGTTACAATGCTGAGACCGGGGAGAGGCGTTTTTGAGAGTGGCGTTATATTCCTTGCTTCTATATCCGCTGTTAATGTGTACCGGTTTACCGGTAAAATTCCGGATGTTTTCAAGCAAAGTCAAAAGCCGCTCGTCAACCTTTACAATGTCGCTGGGGTCATGCTTGGAATGGAATTCCCGAACGCGAAAGTGCGGGGAGAGCCGCTTTTCTGCGGCGTATTTGTATGAATAAGTAAGCATTGCCTACTCCTTTCTATAAAAGCAGGGGTGCGCAACTTAGAAATGCTACCCCACAGGCTTCCGACCTGTCTAAGTTTTGGGGGCCCCTGCACCTTTATCATACTATTCTTAATCGTCAATGTCAAGAAATTCTTTGATTTTGAGCAACGTGGGCACGTCACTGCACCAAATCTGGTTTAAGTTTAACATAGCCTCAAAGAACGGGTGATGCAGACGGAAAGCGGTTTTCCCTGCTTTCGTGTCTGAGTACACTTCCCGACTTTCGTGTCGGGACGTACACAGATACACATGATTCCCATCATACACATACGCATATAACCCCGCCACGGAGTACAGGGGTTTCATACCTTTCAGGTTCATGGGCCGTACCGCTTCCAGATTGTTGTATGCAAACTGGTTTTCCATTGCCATTTTATAAAACTTTGAATCCTTGTTCTTCATCATGTGACGCATGAAAGCGGTCTGCGCACGCTTGGCACTTACCGCGCTTGATTTGGGCATACCAATGAACACGCCGCTTTCTGTTACAGTCCATTCTTTGCCCGTCCTGCACAGCTTGGCGATTTCATCCACCACGCCAAGCTCCACCAAAATGGGGCTTGCAATGTCAAATGCGTTTGCAAGCAACCAGAGACGCAACGGGGGTTTTCCTTCCAATTCCCGGTTTCCGTTGATGGTCACATAGGCATTCAAAAGCGCGTCGCCCTCTGCCTTGCGTTTAATAACAATTCTTTCGGGAATAAATTCATCAAAAACAACGTCCTCAAACTGGTTACCGTTGAAACCACGAATATTCGCAATGCTGGGAAGGGTCATTCCGATTCCGTATTTCTCTAGGCATTGCTTGGGCTTGCCGTCCTCATACTCAAATCGGCCTATTGTATAGGTGACCTTGCCGCCTTTCACAATATCCGCGTCAAACCCCTCTTTTTTCAGAGGCAAGAACGGGTTTAAGTCGGGGTCGCTGGTGATAGCGTCAAACTCTGTGGTTGTGCGGCGTAGGTACAGGAACCGCTTGCCCTCGTTCAGCTCATATTTCAATGTGCCATAGGTTTTACCAACTTGACGTTTACCAATAAGGATATTGCACCAACAACCTAAAGAAGCGATGGACGGGATATTGACCCAGCCACCGCTTTCATATAGGTCAAGCGCAATATTTTTCATGTTGCGCTTGCTCATGTTTACACCTCGTAACGGGTCTTATAATCCGTCTTTTCGCTCTGCGCCGTGGCGTGCTCCGAAACTGCAGCAATGATGCGCTGTGCATCCTGCTCAGAGAAGTACACGCGGTACAGGTCGTAATACTGCCCATCCCGGCTCTTGCTCTGCGGCATTGCGATAAACTCGCCGTTTTTGCCGTCAACGACTTTCAGATTGAGGAACGTCGCGCCCGGAACGTTCAGAGTAAACACACAAATCCGGTCGGAAATGAGGTGACACGCCTGCACAGTTGCGCCCTCAATGGACAGATAAGACTTGACGACTTCGGGAGCGGCGTTCGGTTTGTTCTTATTAAACATGATATTCTTTCCTTTCATTATAAAAGGGTGTCTAGCTCAGAAAATCCAACGGAGCATAAACTGCTTGGCAACGCTGTCTCCGTTGGTCGGAAAAAGGGCCGTGGGGCTCTGGTTCGTGTAGATGCTGGCAATGTGATGCTTCTGGGCCTCAAGCTCTGCCGCCTGCTGTTCCATGGTCTTGCCCCCGTGGCAACAGGGGCTCCACTGGGGCGCATACGGAAAGCCACGGCGTGCGGCCTCTTCAAAGGCGGTAAAGGGCAGGGGGTCGAGCTTGCCCACTCCGTCAACGATGTTCAGGAGATTGCCGTCCTTGTCATAAACAAGGCCGTATATGTTTTGTGCCGCGTCCTCATACAACAGGGTATGAGAAACATTAGTCGGAGTGGCGCAAGGGCCAGTGCAGGTGCAAGGATCAGCCATTGGAAATGCTCCTTTCTTTATATGCGTCGGTGAAGTCATCACCGTCAAGCATGAAATCGTGCGGAATCTCTGCGCCGATTTCGCATTTCAGCGTTTCGGCATTGATATCCTCAAGAGCCATTTCAAGGCCCTTGGAACCGGTGGCAGAGGTGAGCGGTTTCATGCCGTGTGCCTTGACGACTTCCAGACAGTCGCGCTTGCTGTTCCAGTCCAGAAACAGCAGGGTCAAAACCTGCTTGTCCTTGACCGCTTCCACAGTCACATACTTTGCAATAACTTTCATGTGTTTTCGTCCTTTCGTCTCGTGATTGATGTTCGATGCAAGTATATCCTTGCAATTATATAATAGCATAGAGCACATCAGAAATTATGAACAACAAATGCCAAATTGGTTACACCCGATGTATACATTATCGACGTGAAAGGGCACCACCGGCACCATGCGGTTAGTTCAAACTTTTTATCTACTTCACTACACTGAAATGTCAAGGGGAAACCGGTTACAAAATGGTTACAAATAGACTATGCTAATTT